CGTCAGCCCCTCCACGCGGACGCCGCTCGGCGAAACAGCCGTGAACGTGCGCGACGAAGGCTCCGGAGAAATCTGCACCTCACGCATCGCGGGCGCAGGCGCAGTCGCCACGCACCACCGACGCACGCTCTCGAACACCACGCCGAGCTCGCGGGCGATCGCCTGCACCGCGATGCCCTCGCGGCGGCGCCTCACCGCGTACGCGATCAACCGCGCCTTCAACCCCGGCTCGTACCGCCGGCCCCGACCGGCGACCCGCGACCGCAGCTCTCGGCGCAGTGACGCCAGCGTGACTTCTCCGTGCTCCATCCACGCGTGGCTACCCGCTCGTCGAGATCACGTCACGACGGGGCACCGCGAGAACTTACGTTACACCGGGGTCGTGTACGTACAACTCCGGGGATCTGGTGACGCTGCACCCGCTTGTGCAGCGCCTGGGGAGTGATGCCCAGGAGCTGGGCAGCCTCATCTACATCCAGAAGGATCGAGGGCTCCTGGGCATGGGGCGCTTGCAGCCCCAATGCCCAGGAGTAGGCCGATCAGTGGCGTCAGGTCTTCTCCTTGCTGCCCTTGCTGCTGGCTTTCCAATCCAGGCACTTCGCTAGTGTCCGTCGCAGGAGGTCCAGCACTCCTTCCCCCCCCTCTTGCTCCCAGATTACGGAATCTGCGGCTCCATCGAGCAACCGGGTAGCAGCCTCCTCTATGACGCCACTGATCCCAGCCTGGTCATCACGGCAGATGCTTCGAGTGATTGCATCGGAAATCAGGACCCGTGAGATGTGCTGGGAGATCTCTACGCCAGCTTCGTTGTCCACATCCTGGCCGTAGACCTCACGTGCCGCAGCATCGATGGCACGCAAAAATCGTCGGTCTTTGCCTGGCAGCCGCTTTATGAGTGCCACAAAGGCCTTACGGGCTTTTGCCCGAGACAGATCCCAGGGATCCTCTGGGCTCATGCGTCACCCCCGGGGGCATTGGTGCCAGGCCCGTACGGCAGTGACAGGAATGATAGACCACCGTGAGAGAGGCACATAACCCAGAGGCATCCGGGGTCATCTTCCCAGTGGCCGCTTTTGATTGCACGGCCGTCGTCCAGTCCCGTGTAGATCTCGCCCAAGATAGAGCGCATGACGACGATGGCCCCGATCGGAAACTCGTCTGGTGATGTGGAAGGAATCGACGCTCCCATGTGCTCCAAGATCTCAGCTGCAACCGGGTCACGTGGATCGCACAACAGGATCCCCACATCCCGAAGGTCTTGGCCATTCCTGGCCGTCAGCCGGATGGTTTCCCGAATGTGGTCACGGCTACGGTCCAGAACCTCCATGCGTAAGGCGTGGCGCTCGTCGGGTGACAACAGGTGCAGCTTCGGGCCGTGGTCCTGCTTTGCGTAGTTCGGGCGTCTCTTCTTCTTCGCGGTGCTCATCTGGTCCTGACTTTCTGCCAGGACCGTGAGTGGCCTTGGCAAGGGGGGTACAACTCCAGATCGGTCAGAATCATGTTAAATCGACATGACTCGGTCGATTTCTCGTAAGAGCGCGGAACGGCTAAGAAACCTGGATGCCCTGCCAGCGCCACACCCACGGCCAGGAGAGCCAAGACAACCAGGGCCCTCACAGCTTCACCTTGTCAAGCGTGCGGCGCAAGGTGGGCTCACCTTGCACACAGTACCGGGAGATCTACAGCTTGGTACGTGCTGCCATCACCGAATGGATCTCCAAGGAGCATCGCAAGCTCACACGGAAGAAACGCTAGCTAGTCGTCCTCCAGGAGCCGGGCCCATGACGTGGTCATCTCCTGGAGCGCTGCTACCGGGGCAGGTGTCCCCTCATCCGCACGGCTAGACCAGTAGCGATGATCATCCGGCTCAGCCTCAAGGCGCTCAGCATACCGGTGCTCCTCAGTCCTGAGCTGGCCGTAGAAGGTGAAGCCGTGATCTCGTGAGTTGTCTGGGTAGAGGTGCCAAGAATCAACAAGCCCTCCACTTGGATTGACCGTTACGAGGTTGCGAGAGGGGCCCACTTGGAAGTCTCGACCCCACCTGGCGATCGGGCTGACCATCCGTAGGAAGTCTAGTAGGCCCACGGTACCCATGCTGGGGTGACTATCGTAGTGGTCCCGCTGCCAGTCACTGAGAGCCTGGTAGTAACGCCCCTGGACCTCATGCCCGTAGGGCAACATCAACCGGTGTGCTGAGCTTGTGATCGGGGAGGTGACGCCAATGGAGGCCAGCCTGGAGGGATGCACCACAAACTGATATTGGATCGGGTCCTGGCCGTAGTAGTCCCTCAAGCGGGTGGGCTCAGGGTCACGGTTGATACCTTGGTACATCGTCTGGAGGGCTGCACCTGATAGATTCCGGGGAGGCATCTACTCACCCTCCGATTCTTGTAACAACCGTTCCCAATACGTAGCAGGGACGTCCAGACGATCTCTCCATTGACGATCACGATCCCTGTCCAGCTGGGCTTGGAAGGCAGGGTCAACGGGTTTGGGTTGCTGCTTAGGTCTTGTGGGCATTAGCGCTTCCCGTATTTCTTCCAAATCTTACTAGGCCCGTCCTCTGGATACCGCTTGTCAGCAGGGCCCCATGTCAGCAACCCCAGCGCTACTAGCTCCAGCGTGCACGTGAGATCGTCGGGGGAGAAATCGTAGTCCTGGGTGAGGTCCCAAAGCTTTGCCGCGTAGGCTTGACGCTTGGGCCCTTTGGGGAGCATGCGGGCCAGCTCCTGGAAGGCGGTAGCGAAGATGGCCTGTGAGGATCGATCGCTCATGCCCTGGTCACCCTGGTGGTTGTCTTACTTGGCTTCATTGTCGTTAGTTCCTTCGTTACTGTTATCTTCACACTTAGGATCGGGGGTCCGGACTCTTAGGATCGGGGTCCGGACTCTTAGGATCGGGTATCGGGACGTCGGCCGGCTCCTCAAACCACCGGGTAAGCATCTCGTTTAGCCCAGCTTGGGCTAGTTCGTCGGGGGTCGGGTCACTCATGATGAGGTCAGCTTTCGCCACAGACGATGCTCGGCCACTACGTTAGCGATCGTCTCCTCAGTCTGCTCCTCAATCCTCCACCATGGGGTGCAGTCACAGAGGCCGGTGCGTCGGATCGCGCAATGCGTGACGTGCAACCTGGAGAGCAAGAGCTTGTCCGCTAGTGCGGGCCTACTCTCAATGAAGCGGCGAAAGGCTGATTCGGTCTTGAACGTCCTAGATATCATCCTGCACCTCTGGCTGTAGCCAGTCCTCCAACGGGATGCCCGTCACACGACGGATCTCTACACCGAGACGGATGGACGGCATGTTTTCGCCACGGCACCAATGCAACACCGTCTGATAGGTGGTCATCAGGACTCGTGACAGCTTGCCGACGGTCATCTGGTTAGCAATCAGCCAGGCACGTAGCTTTTGTGAGCCAAGGTTTGGTTTCGATTTCGGTAGCGGCATAGCTAAATCTCTTCTCTGGCCGGTGTAGTGCAGATCATGAGCGCCCCTAAAAACCAGCACATCGTAGTGAATGCCAAGAGCCTCTCTAGTGCGCGGTACCCAGATAAGGAACCGCTCCACATACCGGCTGGGTTGCCGGTAGGCATGACAGCTGAGGCCCTGGAGGCTGTGCGGCTCATGGTCGCTTCCATTTGACAGTGACGTATTGAGCCGTGAGGTATGCGTCTAGCTCAGCAGAGAACGCTCTATGACCACCTGGAGCCCAGGCGCTGTAGGGCTCCAGGACAACGATCGTGCGCTTGCCTGAGTCCTCACGTTGACGCAACGCCTGGAGGACCAGCCCGGGTAGCTGTTCGTTTTTGGTGGTCTGGAATCCCAGGCGAATGATCAAGATCTCAGGGGACCTCACGATAGAGTCAAAGGTCTCGTGTCCCTCTTCGTTGGACAACCAAGCCTGAGTCAGCTTGTAATCGTCCGTAAGGCGATAGCCCCAGATGTCACGCTTGGCAGCCCATATGAGATAGTACCCACACAGGAGCTGGAGATCATGCCAGTAGCCACGCAAGAAGAGCCGGGAATGGCCTTCCCGGGGGGGCTCAGTACGAGAAAAGATGCCACTCGCATCCAAGACCTCACGGGCCTTGCGGCCAGTGTGGAATGCCCACAAGTCGGAAAACTCCCGGTTGACATGATGAAGAATTTTGTAGAATAGGGCATCAGCTTTGCTGGGGGCTGGCTTCCATACCGTGCAAGCCTTCCCGGTGGTGGCGTCAATGGATGAGTACTCGTAAAGTTTAGGGTCGGACATCAGACTTGCTCCAGCATGGTGGCTAGTTGTTTCTTGAGGGCGTATCGGTCGCGGCGTTTCTTGTTCTCAGCCGCCCGGTAGGCAGGATCGGTAGCTCGCTTGGTTGCCTTCCATTCGTTCCGGGCCCGTTGGTTTTCGGGCTTAGCGTCCCGTTCACGGCGCTTCGCAATGAACTTAGGGTTAGACCGGCCAACCTTACCCAGGAGACGGTTATATGGCCGGTAGCGAGGGTCCCGCATCGTGGCCCCACCGGTCTCATAGGCGCTGTAGTGGTCCGTCTTCCCGGTCTCATGGCAGATCATGGAGCGCAATGATGAGAGGGCCCAGAGAAACCGGGCATAGGCCGACACAGCACGGCGCACCGGCTGGAGCGCTGCACAGGCCTCCCCCTTATCGGCCTTGCTGAGCCGACCCCGGGGGTAATCACAGGTGAGCTTGGAGCAGGCCTCCAGGAGGGTCTCACGCAAGCCTGGGAGCATCGCTACCAAGTGGTCCGTAGAGGCCAGGTCTGGATAGCGGGCCTTCCACTTGAGCCGCAAGTCATCCCCAGATGGTAAGGGCTCGGTCCGTCTAGGTCCCCCAGAGTCGCCTAGGGAGACCTCAGACGCGTCAGCGTCCACTTCCCCCGGCTGACCCTGCCAGTTGTGTTGGATGACCCGATAGTCCCTCAGAAGGTCTCTGACCTCCACGGGGAGGATACCCAGGATGTTCTGTGCTTCCATGTCGGCACATACACCGGGATACAAGAGGATTAGCGAAGTTCTTTACAAGAATCCTCTGTAGCTACAACCACCCAAGAAATCCCAGGCGTGTAACTACAGCGTGGAGCCCCCAGCGATCATCCATTGAGGTCCCCTCTACACCACAGAAGATCCTTGGAGCCCTTCCTTCTCAACATAGAGGTTTTCTCGTGGTTTTCGGTTGTTTCCGTGTCCTCACGGTTCTCTCTCTATTGATCTTCCCAGAAATCCCATATGGGTGCGCGGAGCGCGGAGTCAGTAATGTTAATAGAAAGAACTGTGACCCGACACAGATCAGAGCATCCGAGAACCAAGGATCCGAAGGTCGCAAGAGAGCAGGATAGGACCCGGAACCTGCACCACAGATCCGAAGGTCTTCCAAGAAAGGTGTGGAGCACCTTTGGGGGTCCCGCGTTTTCGGTAACTACACGGCTGAGAATTTCCGGGAGTTGTAGTTACGTACAGGCGTTCAGTGGAGTCCCGGTTTGCCTCCAAGAGCAGGTAGAAGCGATCCACATAACTTACGGGTGCCACAACAAGGTGCACCCATGCGAGGAGCAAGAGCAAGCTACCGCCACTGCCTCTGAGATGGCCCCGAAGGGGCCCTGTAGGGCCTGTGGCCGTGACACTGCACAGCCGTGGCTTGATAGCCTTCCTTGGTGTAGGAGCTGCTACCCTACAGTGTAGGGAACCTATTAGCCCCAATAGGCGCTAATAGGGCTTTCCCGTGTAGACTACACGCTAAAACGCATAATCCGCTTCTAGATCCCACTAGGAAAGGAGCCGGTCCGATCAAGATGAACCCCCAAGATAACCCAGTGCTGGTGAGGGAACTGGCCAAGAAGCGCGCAAAAGCCTTTGAGCTGAGGGCAAAAGGCTACTCCTATGGGGATATTGCCCAGGAGCTTGGTTACAGCTCAGAGAGTGGAGCTTACAAGGCTGTCAGGGAAGCCCGTAGACTGGCCGTCACGGAGCCCGTCGCAGAAATTCTACAGATTGAGCTGGCCACGCTTTCCATGCTCCAGCGCAAGGCAATAGCGGCCCTGGAAGCGGCGAAAGACGGCAATCTGATAGGTATTGATGAGGTTTTGGCCGTAATGAAGCGTAGATCGGCCCTTTTGGGCCTAGATGCGCCAAAACAAGTCTACCAGCAGGTAGACGTCCACGCCCTGACGTCAGACGACCGGGCCAGACGCAAGGAGGAGATACTAGCCCTCCTGGCTGAGGCTGAGCCCCCTCAGTTGTCCACAGGTGAGGGGGAAGCTGGGGAGACTGACGTGCCAGACCCCGAGGATTGACGCACCGAGCAATAACTATCACTTACACTTCGACCGAAGTGTATTGACTATAGGGGCTCTGGGCCTCATAGGTAGGTCATGGCTCGCACACCCAAGACAGATGCTCTCCTGGCAATCGGCTACCTCAGGGTCTCCACGGAAGACCAGGCTCTAGGCCTTGAGGCTCAGGCCCAGGCCCTTGCCGCTTACGCGGCCTCCCAGGGCCTCCAGCTGGCTGCCCTGTACATCGATAGGGGCGTTAGTGGTGCTGCCCCCATTGATGCGCGTACGGGGCTCCTAGGTGCCCTGGCAGGGCTCCAGACCCTCAAGGCTGGCAAGCTCCTGGTAGCCAAGCGGGACCGGGTAGCCCGTGACGCTGGGATCGCCATTGCGATTGACCGGGCTGTCACCCGTCTGGGTGCTGCCCTGGTCAGCGCTGACGGCGCCGGTAACGGGGACACGGCCACCGATGCCCTGATGCGGACGATCCTGAGCGGTATGGCAGAGTATGAGCGTTCCATGATTGCAGCCCGGACTAAGGCAGCCCTCCAAGCCAAGCGGGCCCGTGGAGAGAAGACCGGGGGCTATGCCCCGTACGGGTACCGTACGGAGGGCCTGGGCCTGGCCCCGGTCCCTGAGGAGCAAGAGACCATCGCTCTTGCCCTGGCCCTTCGGGCCGATGGCCTCAGCCAGCGGGCTGTGGGTGAGGAGCTGGCAGCCCGTGGAAGGCTCTCCAGGGTGGGCCGTCCCTTCTCTCCGGTCCAGGTGGGCCGGATGCTCCACAGGGCAGCCTAGAGCCCCCCAGACCCCAAAAGAGAAAGGCCCCCTCACCTGACGGTGGGAGGGCCTTTCTCTTGCGCCACAGCCGCTGGCTGGGCACGCACTCGTCTAGGACCCGTGCGTGACTCTGGCTGGCTGGCTAGGGGATCCTCCTCAGCTTATCCACGGCCCGTTGCATCAGGTCCTGTGCAGCGATGATCCCCAGGTCCCGGACAGCGTCCCACATGGCTTGCTCATGGGTGGCCTTGAGCCGTTCCGATCCCAGGCTCCCCTTGTCCGGGTGGTCAAGCTTCACGATAGGAAGGCTGGCAGCCGTGGCCCCCAGGCTCTTGGGCTTCCTGCCAGGCTTGCCGGGGGCCTGACCCGCTTTCTTCTTCTGGTCATACCGGACCGAATGCACGAAACCGGGTGTGATGGTCAGCCCCTGCTTAGCAGCTGCCTCCACGGTCTCAGCTGGGCTCAGGTGGCTGTGGTCCCTAATAAACTGGCTCTTGGTGATGCCCGGCAAGGTCCCCGGTTTCGGTGCTGCCTTGGGTGCCTCAGTGGTCTTCTTCGCTGCCTTCTTCTTCGCTGCCATCGTTACCTCCATCGTCGGGCCCCGAGACCATCACCCCTGAGGCCCCCCGTCAACCCCCCATGTAAAGTACCTATAAATCTCCAGGGGTGCCCAGCCCGATCAGGCAGTGCCCCAGTAGAGTCTGGGGCCTGGGCTCTACTTCCAGGAGATGCCCCCATGTCCAATGATGTGACGACCCTAGAGCAGGCTTGCGGCCACAACCCCTCCACGGACAGGGAGCAAGGCCCCAGATGTGTGGGACCTCATGACCATCCTGGCCCGCACTACTACGGGGAATACGACAAGGCTGTATATCACTTGCCTACCAAGGATGATGTAGACGCTCAGCAGGATGAGCCCAGCATCATTGAGCCGCACTGAGCTACAGCCAAAGAGCTGGCACTAACCCCCTAGGAAAGGCATTTTCCTAGGGGGGTTTTTCTTTATTGCGCCCCCAGTGCTGTGCCGTCCCCACCTCAGCGACCGAAGAAAGCCCCCCGGCCAGTCCCGTATAACGCTGACCTGAAAGCAGGGCAGTCCCGGGAGGTGCTCCTAGCCAAGCTGGCTGAGATTGAGAATGAGGACGCTAGAGCCGCAAGGGCTATCCAGTTCTGCCCCTACGACCTGTACCCACGTCAGCAAGAGTTTGTAGACCTCCAGGCCCGTGAGGCTCTCTACGGTGGTGCAACCCGTGGAGGTAAGACGATCGCCCTCCTGGCTAGTGCCCTCAAGTATGTAGACCGGCCGGGCTATAACGCGATCATCTTCCGTAAGACGCTGAGCGATCTACGAAACTCCAGTGAGGCTCTGATCCCCAAGCTCCATGAGTGGCTAGGCAGCACAGCGGCTCAGTGGAGCGAGCAGCACAAGACATGGTCCTTTCCCTCTGGGGCACGGCTCCAGCTAGCCGGCCTCGACAATGAGCGCCTAGATATCTACAAGTTCCAGGGGGGCTCATACCAGTTCATTGCCTTTGATGAGATCTGCCACTTCAAAGACGAATATACGTATCAGTACCTGTTCTCCCGGCAGAGCCAGGACGCCAAATCAGACATCCCCTTGCGGATGAGGGCAACCGCGAACCCTGGAGGGCCAGGGGCCAAGTGGGTGAAAGAGCGTTTCCTTATGAGCGCGTCCCCCAAGCGGGTTTACGTCCCCAGCATCATTGAGGACAACCTTTCGATCAATGCCACATCCCTCAGGGAGTCTCTCAGCCACTTGGACGAAACCACCCGTAGACAGTTGGGTGATGGAGAGTGGCTAGACGACGGTGGGGATCAGATCTTCAAGTGGGACCGAAAGATCAACCTCTATGAGCCCTCCCGAAATGAGCGCCCGTTCGTCTCATATCACCTGGGAGTGGACTACGGCTATACGCACGCAAGCGCCTTTAGTGTTCTCGGTATCAAGGCCGATGATCCCACCGTCTACGTAGTGGAGGCGCTCAAAAAGGCCGAACTACTCACAGACCAGGCTGCCCAGGTCGTAAAGGATCTGGACAAGCGCTATCGCTTCTCCTCCATGGTGGGTGACCAGGGAGGCATGGGTAAGACCTACCAGGAGGAAATGAGGAGACGCTTCCAGCTCCCCATTGAGGCGGCCGATAAGCGCCCTGGGTACAAGGGGCCCATGATGCGGCTCATGAAAGGCTACCTGGCCCGTGGGCTAATCAAGGTAGATCCCATCATGGCTGAGCCGCTTCTCAAGGAGTGGGCCTCAGTCCGATGGAACGATGAATCAGACGACGTAGCCAGCGGCTCAGAGGACCACCTCTTGGATGCCACCTTGTACGGGTGGCAATCGTGTTTCAACTACCACGCTGAGCCCCCACCCCCACCCATGACTGAGGCTGAGCGCATCCACGCTCAGACGGAAGCCTGGCACCGAGAAGATGAACAGAGGCGCCAGAACCCCCAAGAATGGTGGGAAGAGGATTACTAAAGCACCTATACCGCCCCCTTGGTGTGCCAACCCCCACAGCGAAAGAGCTATCCGAAAGGCCCCTTTGGGCAATTCGCGAGGGCACTCCAGCTGACTACGGTTTCGTAGTGAGCTCATGGCTTGAAGCCAACCGGGACGCTCCTATGGGTGGGCGCTACTCAGGTGCCAGCACCTACAGGCGAGAGCACAGGCGCCTGATTGAGATTGCGCTGAGGCGATCCACGCTGAGGATCGCCCACGTTCTGGGCGCGCCCACGGCCCTTGTTGGGTGGGCTGCCTATGAGGAGCCCACCCGGATCGTCCATTACGTCTACGTCCGTAGGGACATGAGACGGCTAGGCATGGCCACGGCTCTCCTGGAGCCGTTTGGCAAGGCCCCAGCGATCATGACTCACAAGGTCTGTGACACTACCTGGTTTCGGTCCAAGCAAAAAGGCGATCCCCAGGACCCCGAGACTGGACATTTCTTAGCGTCCTTCCCTGAGCCAGCTAGCTGGCAATTCAACCCGTACGTCTTCTTTACTCACATGACCGAGGATCCTGATGCTCAAGATTAAAACCCTCAACCTGGTTGGTGCTGTGCGTGTGCCCAACACTAGCGCAAGCTCCTCATACATCTTTGCCCACGTACTTGGTACGGGCCACGCTGCCTCAGGTGGTGTGGACGATATCCAGATCAGTGGGGACCTGATCTACATCCGCAAAGGCAACGCCCACAGGATCGTGCACGTTGGTGCGGCGCTGGAATTCGAATTGCAGCCCGGCCAGGATATCACTGAGCTTGGCTTTGAGGACCCGCATGCACCCAAGGCAGCGCCCGTAAAGCTTGCCCCTCCCTACGTGGAGAAGGCCGTAGCCCCGTCCAAGCCTGTCGCGAAGAAGAAGATCGTGGCCCCAGCTCCTGGCACAGCCGTATGAGCCCAGAGCTACTACGTCAGTATGCCCAGGTCATGCGGGATGAGGGGCTTACTCAGCTTGTCCTCAAGGATGACCAGCAAGGCGAGATCTCGATCGTCATGCCTCCCCGTGCACCTACGCGCAAGCCCCCCACAAGGGAAGAGCAACAGCGGGAAGAGGATCGCCTCTTGTTCGCGTCATCCGAAGGTTTCCCGGGGGAAACGGAACTTGGTAGCCATGGGTGAAACCAACAGTTGATATTCGGTGGTGGAATGATGATCAGGAGGACGACCGAGCAAGGATCGTTCAGTCTGTGGCGTCCAAGCTCTGGACTCAGGCCACCTATGAGCGTGAAATCATGTGGCGCAATGCTCGCCTCTACGGTGGGCATATGCCGGGGCTCTTCTCTGGCAAATACCGCCACACATCGTTTTCCGGGGATGCAGACCAGAGCCTAAGCTTAAACGTGGTCAAAGCTGTCTGTGACAGCTTCACAGCGACGCTTACCAAGGATCGCCCAAAGGCCATCTTCCAGCCAGCTGGGGCAGACTACGCCACACAGAAGCGAGCTGAGGCCCTGGAGAAATTCACGGACGGTATCAGCTATGAGGCTGGCCTCCATGAGATGGCCCCTAACCTGGTCTTGGATGCGTGCATTTTTGGTCAGGCGATCGTCAAGCTCTGGGCTGACACGGCTGACGCTGCAAGCCCTCAGATCGTAGCCGATCGGATCTACCCCTGGGAGCTACTGGTAGACCCGTCTGAGGCCTACTACGGACACAAGAGCCTCAAGAACTTTTACCACATTCGGACCGTAGACCGAATGGCGCTCATGGACCAATTCCCTGAGCGCGCTGAGGACATCCGGGTAGCCAAGACAAATGGCTTTGACGATCTTCTACAGGACGCTGACGGCCAGGTATCCCGTGATCGGGTGGTGGTTGTGGAGGCCTGGCACCTGCCCGGAACGAAGTCCAGCAAGGATGGTAGGCGCGTCATCATCTGTGGTCAGACACTCCTGGAGGATCAAGCCTGGACACGTCTGACGCCTCCCTTTGAGTGGCTCTATCGCCTACAGCCTCGAATGGGCATCCAATCCGGATCCCTGGTCTATGAGCTACGGGGTATCCAGCTAGCGATCAACAAGATCCTAGTAAAGATACAGCGTTCCCTGGAGCTGCTTACCGGTCATTGGCTTGTGCAGGCTGGACAGGTGCCGCTGGAGCAAATCAACAACCGGATCGGCTCCATCATCCAACACAAGGGCATGCCCCCGACTTGGCAGGGCGTAGACCCTATTAGCCCTCAGCTCTTCCAGCACCTCAATTGGTTAGTGCAAAAGGCATTCGAGAACGTGGGCGTAAGCCAGATGACGGCTCAGAGCCAGAAGCCAGCTGGCCTCAACTCTGGCAGGGCCATGCTTGTTTACGCTGACGTCCAGGCCCAGCGCTTCCAACCCTCCTACCGCTCATACCAGGACTTCTTTCTCAGGCTTGCCCGGCAAGAGATCGCCCTGGCCCGTGAGATCGCTAAGAAGTGCCGTGGCTACACGGTCAAGACCGAGGTTAACCGCGACATCTTCCAGGCAACGAGCTGGGCAGATGCCCACATGGATGATGACGAATTCATCCTGAAAATGAAGCCTGGCAATGCGCTGGCTGACGATCCGGCTGCACTCCTGGAGATCGTCCAGGGCATGGCAACCGGGGGCCTCATGTCGCCTCAGGACGCTGGAAGGCTCCTAGCAGCCAATCCCGACCTTGAAACCTACTTCAAAGACCAAAACGCATCCTATGACCTCACACAGAGCATGATTGACACCCTTCTCCAGGGGAAGTGGGTCAGCCCTGAACCTGAGATGAATCTGGGTGAGTCTATCAAGCTCGTACAGACCGCATACCTCAGGGCCAAGATGGCTAGCCCAGCTGAGCCTGAGGAAACCCTGGAGCTGATGCGCCGTTGGATGGAGCGGGCCCAAGCGATGCTCACACCACCGGCCCCACCGGCACCCCCACCGGCACCCCCACCGGGTGCAGCTCCTGGCCCTCCAGGGCCACCTCAGGGCGCACCCCCTGGACCACCTCCCCAGCCGCAAGCGGCTTAACCGAAAGTACCCATGTCCGATCTCGCAACCGCATCCCTTGTAGCCACACCCTCACCTGTAGCCTCTGAGAGCCCCGCACCCGTGGAGGCGACCGAAGGGAGCCCACCCGTGGAAGGCTCTCCAGAGGCCTCCCAGCAGCCGCAAACACCCGAACAGGTGGAGGCAGCGGCACAGGAGAAGAGCAGGCTTGACCGGGCAAAGGAGACGCTAGCGCGCACCAAGGCCCAGCAAGAGAAGCGTGCACGTCAGCGGGCCAAGACTGAGCGCCTACAGGCTGACTATGCGCGCACCCAGCAAGAGCTGACACAGGCCAGGGCTGAGGCTGCCAAGGTCCAATCCTTCCGTGAGAAGGCCCAGAGGGGGGACCTGACTACGGCCCTCCAGGAGATGGGCCTTACAGCACAGCAAGCTGTGGACTTCGTAATCAACAACCTCAACAACCAGGCCCCCCAGGAGACTGAGGTGCAGCGGGTTGAGCGGATGATCAATGAGGACCGGGCCGCTAGAGCGGCTGAGCAACAGCGGGTAAGGCAGGGACAGATCGCCCGTAACATCGAATACGTCAAGACACAGGCAGCGGATGAAACCAAGTATCCCCATGTGTCCCTGTTGCCAGACGATATCGTGGTTGAGCGGGTAAGGCACGTTCTTGCAGAGGCCTACAAGCGTACGGGCAACCAATATAGTTTTGATGATGCACTTGGTTACCTAGAGGAAGACTTTTCGGCGAAAGCCAAAGCAAAGACCGAATCAAGGCCCCGTAAAGCAGAAGCACCGGCCAGCGACGAAAAAACGGCCCAGACGTCTCGGACGATTACTAACGATCTCAGCTCACGCTCTAGCTCAGCCCCCAAGTCTATTGATGACATGTCGGACTCTGAGCAAAAGCGCTACTTCGCTGCCCAATTCAAAGCATCGATGAAGTAGAGCCCAGTTAGTACCCGCGTCGCGAGCCGAGCAAATCGCTTGTTCGGCCCACTGAGGACATAGGGTTTTCAACCGCCGACAAGCCTGCGTTTCAGGGGCTTTCGTCATGGCTAATATTCTCGACTCCTCTCAGCTTCAGAACTTCGTCAAGCAACGCTACACGAAGAAGAAGGTAGAGAGCATCGTAATCAAGTCGTCCCTTCTGGGCATCATGCCCAAGAACACCAATGGTGGTGGTGCCTCCTGGCAGGGAACGATCCGCAACGCAACGGCTACAACCCGCTCAGCGTCGGACACGGTTGCATACGGCGCAACCGGTGCAGCTTCGAGCTACAAGAAATTCACCTGTGCGTGGGCTTCTGACTATTGCGCCGCAAACATCAGCGGCACCGTAGTTGACTTGGCAGCCGGGGACCAAAACTCCCTAGTAGACGCTGCCATGGGTGAGGTCGACGGCGCTTTGCTGTCGCTGGGCATCTCGCTGGGTACAGGCCTCTATGGTGACGGTGGTGGAGCTATCGGCCAGATCTCTGCTGGTTCCAACGTTGGTACCCCCACGATCACCCTGGCGAACATCAGCCAAATCTTGAATTTCCAAGTAGGTGACGTCCTCCAGGCCTCAGTAGACTCTGGCATCCCCAATGCGGGTACCCGTTCGGCTGGTGCCACCGTCACGGTCACAGCTGTCAATACGGCAACCGGTACCATCACGGTTTCGGGTAACTGGTCTGCTGGTATCGCGGCTGTCGCTGCCTCTGACTTTTTGTTCAAGCAAGGCGACTATAACTCCAAGATCATCGGTCTTGCGGGTTGGCTGCCTACCACGTCCCCCACCTCTACGGCCTTCTGTGGCGTAGACCGTTCGGGCGATCCTGAGCGCCTTGGTGGTGTCCGATACAACGGCCTTGGAGCCCCTAAGACTGAATCCCTGATTCAGCTTGCGGCCCTCATCAGCCGTTTCTACGGCCAGCCCGATACAGCGGTCATGAACCCGCTGGACTTCGTTGACCTGGCCAAGGAGCTTGCATCTAAGCAGATGTACGCGCCTCAGACTGTGGGCTCCTTCGGGGACGCTCAGATCTCGTTTGAGGGCTTCAAGCTCGCATGTCCGACGGGCATGGTAACGGTCCTCCAGGATCCTTTCTGCCCTCAGGGTATCGGGTACATGCTCCAGAAAAACACCTGGGAGCTTGTCTCTGTGGGTGAGCTGCCCCGCTTCCAGGCCATGGACAAGCTGTCCGGTGACTGGCTCCGTCAGCAAGCAAACGACTCCTATACGGCGCACGCCTACTACCGTGCAACTACGTTCTGTTCGGCTCCCGGCTGGAACGGCGTAGTTACCTTCTAATCCACTTTCTTAGGAGTAATCCGTCATGGGACAGCGCACGCTATTTGACTCTCTAACTAACGCCCACAGGGCCGTTGATTATGAGATCACTTTCCTCCCACAGGGCACCTCAGCCCCGGTGCTGGGAGAAGGCGATCTCAAGGGGACATACGTCACCCTCGCCCGTACGGGTGTGGGTACCTATACGCTCCTCATCAAAGACCCCTACGTGGGTCTCGGGGCCTGCTCTGGCTCCGTTGCTCTGGGTACCCCCGCTGGCTCCTGGTCCGTGTGTTTCGGCACTGCAACCAAGAGCGCTGCCAACCTCTACACCCTGCCGTTTACGATTTTCAACGGTGCGTCAGCGGCGGACATTGCAGCGGGTGCGGGTAACATCGTCTCCCTGTATGTGCGGCTCCGTAACTCTACGGTGCTCAGCTAATGGGTACGGCCAAGAAAGGCCTAGCCATTGTCCTTGGCCTTGGGGGCAAGCCTCCCAAGGTTGAGGAGCATGATGATCACGAGAGTGATCCGGACATGTCCAGTGAGGACGTGGACGGAAACGAGGCTAAAAAGAATGCCGCTCAAGGGGTGCTAGACGCCACTGAGTCCAAGGATGCTGAGAAGCTATCTGATGCCCTCAGCACCTTTGTAGATCTTTGCATACACTGCAAAGAAGAGCCCGAAGAAGAGGACACTGATGAGGATGAGGGGTAACCCTTGGCCTCTACAGTCACAGCTCAGAGCCTGATAGCGCAAATCCGAGCCAGGGCTAACAGCCAGGGTGAGGACGCGTCTACCCCAGACTCTGAGCTACTCAACTACATCAATGCCTCCCTATTCGAGTGGTATGAGATAATCGTACAGACTCAGTGGGGAGGCGAGTGGTACGTAAGTAGCGCCACCTCCACGACCACAGCCAACGTAAGCACCCTGGCACTCCCTACGGACTGCCTCCAGGTGCTCAGCGTTGACGTCATTCTCAACGGGTCCCCTCAGACGGCTACGCGCATTCAGAGGGCACAGCGTAACGTGTTCAGGGGTGCGACTCCTTACGCGATCACGTGGGGAAGGTCTCCTATCTTCTACCGTGTCACGGGCGCCAATATCGAGCTATTCCCCACGCCGGACGGCTCTACCAGCGTCACGATCGCCTATACGCCTACTGCCCCCCAGCTGACGTCCTCCCAGGACGTCCTGACAACTCAGCACGGGTGGGAAGAGTGGATCATCCTTGACGGCGCTATCAAGCTCCTAACGAAACAGGGGCAACTAGACATCATCCCCGTTCTGGGCCAGGAGAAGGCATCCCAGAAACAGCGGATCATTGAGGCTGTCATGTCTCGTGATCTCAACCAGGCTGCCTACGTAAACGAAGTAGAGACCTACGGCGAACCGTACGACTACTAATCCATTGGTCCAAGGGCCTAGCTGAGGATACATGCCCAGGGTTCCAGTCAGAGTCTATCCGGGTGGGATAGGGAGTTATAACCCCAATGCGGGTGGACGGCACCCTCAAGTTCCTTCCACGGTCCTCAAGGCCGTTGGGCAGCACTCCACGCAACACTTCTCGGATCCGGCTCTCAGTGAGCAAACGATCCGTCAGCTCAACCAGCTCCAGGAGGGCCTCACGGCAATGAGCGTGATAATCAACGCTTGCCCGTTTCTCGATGGCACCGTGATCTCAGGTGTCTCGTTCGTTAACGGCGCTACCACCGTACTGAGCCACCACCTAGGGAGAGCCTTCCAAGGCTTTTGGTTGGTCAATCCTCGCTTCCCTGCCACGGCTGGTATCCCGGCTGTGCTGACCTCAGCGACACAGCCAGCGCCTAACGCTCAGATTGCGCTCTTCTCTGATGGGACGTTCATTTCGGATGTCTGGGTGTACTGATGGTCTACCAGCCACCCACAACCACGATCGTCAATCTGCCTTTCACGGGAGGCATGGACGAAAAGAGCGCGTCTATCTACCTGGACCCTGAGAAGCGCGTAGCCGCGATCTCAAATGGAATGTTCACCAAGATCGGCCAGGTCAACAAGCGCTATGGCCTGAGGTACCTCGGAAACACGATCCTCCCCAACAACCTGCTAACCGACGCTTTCACGGTCGCTACGCGAGTCCACTACACAAAGAAGAGTGGCCTGATGGCCTTCTCTGACCAGGATGTCTACAACTACAGCACAGCCAAAAATGCCCTAGCGTGCGTCGGCAAGGTGCCTAACGTCTACGTCACCCGTAGAGGCATCCCAGGCAGCTCAGGATCGTTTGCGCCTAACCTTGTAGATTTCTCTACGTCTCTACGTATGGCCGTCTACCTAGGCAGCTACGCTGGCTCATTCAAGCTCACGTCAACGATCTACGATCGCGATACCGGGGAGGTCATACAGCAGCCACTTCAACTGGATCCGGTGGTGGTCAACTCCATCGTTGGCGCCTTCATCAACTCCCTTGGGACGAAGATCTTTATCGTCTACATGACGGCCTCAGATCATCGGTTCACGATCTATGACCTGGCCTCTGGGAACTACTCAGCCGCTACGGTGATTGCGGGTACCGCTGCCAACTACATGGACGCTTGTCCGTTCATTGGTGACCCCGGTGGAGGCTTCCTGGTTGTGTTTAACCCCGTTGCAACCACCAACCTGCTCTATCGGTACTATGACGCCTCAGGAACCAATACGAGCGGGACGATCGTCGTTCAGACGGCTAATACGCTCTTTACCAACATCGAGATTTGCGGCACCTACGGAGCCTCAGAGCTGATTTGGATTTCGTACGGTCGGACCAATGGCGCTAACCATGAGTGGTGCATACAGACCTATCTGGGTGACGGTACCTGGGCTGTCAATGCCGCCGTTGCAGTGCTGCACAGCGTAGCCAATACGATTGGCTTCCAGCTCACTCCCATTTGCAGGCTAGATCCCACCCATGCATGGGGTGGGATCCTGTTCACCATGAGCGGCATTCCCTCAGGGCTGGTAGCTCAGTGGGGCCTGCAATCGAGGTTTACCGCCAATGCCGTCAGTAACGTTAAGGCTCAATTCCCCATGGGGCTCTACCCCGTGGGTAAGCCCGTGGTGGACGTGGATTCCTCGGTCATCATGCCGTGTGCGTTCGCCCTCTACGCGTACAATTCGAGCTCCGCACAAGCGGGACAGCACACCCTCTATCTGATGCGGTTTGCTGCCAGCTACCACGACGGGGCACTACCCATCGCGACCGTTGCACCACGTGTCTTGGATGAGTCTTACATGGGCTCTGTTGCGTCCCTGGGCCGCTATCCGTTCATGAGCTGTGGCGGCACCAACACGCTCCCAACCAGGGCAGCCGTGGGGCTCCAGATCCGATCCCCCAATACGTCCTCATTCGCTGACTACAGCAACGCTGCCTATCAGGGGGAATTCTTCTTCAACCAGGATCTGAGCTTTGACTGTCACGAGCTAGGAGACGGGGTCCATATACAAGCCTCAGTGCCTATGTTCTATGACGGTAACGCGGTCTTTGAGCGTTCCTTCTTCTACTACCCTGAGGGCTCCTATGCGACCCAATCGGGTGCAGGTGGTGCCCTGGCAGGTAACTACGGTTACGCGATCGTCTACCGTCGCATTGATGCTGCTGGGGACGTGCACCAGAGTGCTCCTTTCTTCCTGCCCCTGATCAACGTCACGGGTGGTCAGAAGGTCACGCTGACGATCCCCTTGCTGTCCATGACCTATGCAAACCAAGTCAAGAATGCACCCGTATACGCTGACATCTACAGGACCATAACGGCTGGCGGTACCTACTACCTCCTAGGGTCCGTGGACGCAACCAACCCAGGGACGGTCATCAGCACCCAGGCCAACCTCTTTACCACCTACGGCCCCGATACTCAGTCAGACGCGAACCTCCAGATCTCCACGTTACTGTATACCACGGGCAATGTCTTGGACGGGGTCAACCCCCCAGCGGCCCGCTGTGAGACCGTGCATAAGAATCGCCTTTGGATGGTAGATGAGTCCGGCCAGACCGTCTGGTTTACACAAAAGTATACCCCAGGCTTGGCCCCCTACTTCCAGGAGGCCCTCACATTCCCCGTCAGTGAGGGAGGCGATATCACGGCCCTCCAAAGCTTGGATGACCGGCTAATCATCTACAAGGGTGACTCCATCTGGGTAGTCACTGGGGACGGCCCAGCCATCACAGGCACGGGCTCAGACCTTAGTGAACCCTTCCGGATTAGCTCTGACATGGGCGCCACTGATTGGCGCTCGGTTGTCCAGATACCTAGAGGGCACCTCTTCAGGGGTCAGGGTGGGATCTCGCTCCTGGATAGGGGCGGCCAGCTTACAGACATCGGCAAGTCAGTCCAGACAACGCTGGGCACCCAGACGATCACTAGTGCGACGCTTTGCCCTGTGCCTCAGCACGTGCGGTTTAGCCTCCAGGGAAGCGCTCAAGTCATCGTGTATGACTACCAGCTAGACCAGTGGACGACGCTGAACTATGCCCACGTGGGCAGCTCGATAGCCTCCACGACACTGGTTAGCGGCTACTACATGGTTGCGTCCACGGGGGGGCTCCTGTTCGTGGAGCGTGCCCCCACGGACCCTACCCCCTGGTATGACGCTGATAGCGTCGGGGGGACCTACTTCGTCCCCACGTCCGTAACCATGCCCTGGCTGGCCGTGAACGGTAAGCAGGGGAGCCAGCGGCTATCCCACATCAGCTACCTTGGAGAGCGTCCAGACGACCATGGGATCACCATGGGGATCGCCGTGAACTATGACCCCACGATCAAGCAAACCGTCACATGGGACTCAGCACGCCTGTCTGCTAACCCGGCTGGAATTGTCCAGGTCTCCATGAGGCCCCTGGGCAACTACGCTAAGGGGCAATCCGTCCAGATCACCATGACCGATACCCCAGGCGCTGCCATGGTCACCGGTCAGGGGGCTGTATTTACAAACTTGGCCGTTGAAATTCAGGTCATAGGAAATCGCTATCAGAGACTCCCCAACGGGGTCAGGCAGTAAGAGGCATCTCATGGGAGTGGTTGACAACAACACAGCTGGTAACGGTGGTGGTCCCAACTTTGGTGGCCCTTCTAAGGGTGGGGGTTCCGGTGACGGCTCTAACCCGTATGACCTCGGTGACGGCACGGATAACAACCACCAAGAGGGCCACGCTCCTGGCTTGGGTGGTTGGGCCCAGGCCCTGGGCCTCAGCTCCAGCTTCCAGGCCCAGGGCCCGGACAAGAAAGCCTATGGTGGTTTCATTAGCGGCTCCATCAATAATGAGGGCACCTACCAGCAAAAGGGAGATGCAGCGGAAAACCGTGGGGCTGCCCAGATCAATAACCAGTTTCAGGGTCAGAGCCGGGGTAACCTTGGTGAGGACCGTGGAAACCTTGGAGGGCTCCTCAGCAGCCTCAAGGGTGAGGCTGACGGCACCACCCAGGGAGCTGGCTCAGCTCAGTTCCAGCGCGGTCTAGACGCCTCTATAGCGGCCCAGCAGGCAGCCGCTAACTCAGTCCGTGGAGGCGCGACGGCCCAGGCTGGGGCACAGCGTGCGGCTGCACAGCAGGGCGTACAGAGCCAAGCGGCTGCTACGTCCTCAGCGGCACAGCTGTCAGCTCAGGAACAATGGCAGGCACAGCAGCTTTACGGGCAGGTCGCAAACAACATGTCTACGAATGACATGAGCCAATACGGCCTAGAGCAAAGCGACGCTGAGAAGCAAGCGTCGCTAGTGGAACAGCAGAACCAGCTTAACGATCAATACTCACTAGGCCTCTACGGGGATGCCAACACGGCCAATGAGCAAGCGCTCCAGGCGCTCAATGGGTACACGGAGGGCAATAATGCTGCCCAAAAGATCAACGCCCAAACGGCCAGCAATGCAGCCGGGGGTGGTAACGATCTATTCGGCAAGATTGTAGGCGCTGGTAGCTCTTTGCTCGGTATCGGTGCAGGGGGGGGGGCCGGTGCAGCTGGCTCAGGGGCCGGTGGTGCTGGCTCAGGGGCCGACGCTGGGGCCGGTGGTGCTGATGCGGCTGGGGGTGATGCCGGTGCAGCTGGCTCAGGTGTTGACGCTGGGGCCGGTGGTGGAGGTGGGGGTGGGGGTGATGCCGGTGCAGTAGCAGCAGCGGCAAGAGGTGGAGCGATCCACAGGGGTCAGCCCACACTGGTCGGGGAGCACGGGCCAGAGCTTGTACTCCCCGACCGAGATGGCTTTGTCATGACAGCAGCTCAGACAGCGGCCCTCAGGGGAGCACCTCCCACGGCAAAGCAACTGCACGACATGCGGCCCAGCATGGTGGATGACTTCCTGAGGCACGTGGATCCCAAGGCCTATGCGGCCCGTCAGGCGCCTGGAAAATCTGGAAGGTAAGTAAGATGGCCAGCAAACTACTAGAGCAGGTCCCCCCGGATCTCCTCCCACCCGATGCCCCAGCACCTGCCAAGGCACCCCCGTACGTAACGGGGAACGTTGGAGCCGATCGGGCGATTGCGCCCGTTACGCAAAACCTCCCTGACGGTGCAATGAAGGCTGTACAGGCTCCAGGAGCTACGCTCAGCCCGTATGCACAGGCTGTCAGGTCCGGCCTTGCCAAGGCAGTGCCATACCTCCCAGGTGCTGCACTTGCGACCCCTCAGGGACAGAAGCTAGTAAGGGCTGTCGCGGCTCCCTTGACGGGTGAGCCGCTCACTAAGCCCCTCATCAGTGCGGGCCTTGGATACCTTGGCATCAAACCCAAGGAAGAAGAGGGCCCGGCTGATACGTCCGTTGGTCGCGATATGAGCCAGACCATTGCTCAGCGTCCTCTAAGTGAGGGCCAGATGGATAAGGTTGACCAGGGTATGCAGGGCGTAGCAGCCGATCAGGCAGCCGATCAGGCAGCCGCTGACGCGATGAAAGCAGCCATGATGCCCCGCATGGTTGGAGCCCAGGAGGTTGCCAAGGTCGACCCCAAGCGCCAGAAAGCTCTAGATGCTGAGTACAAGAAAGAGCAAGACTCGATAGACGATCAACAAGACAAGCAAACCGATATCGGTGATGCCAAGTCAGGCGTGGAACTATCCAAGGCAGCTGGCTTGCAGCAAGTCGCACAGACTCAGAAGGAAGCTGGAGACAAGACAGCCGCTAGAGCTGATGCACGGCTGGCAAAGTCTGAGATGCTCCAGGCCAAGATCGATGCCCTGAGTAACCAGGTCTATCACGAGAACAAGGAAGATCCCCAACGGTGGTGGAATAGCCAGAGCACTGCCAGCAAAGCCAAGTTTGCGATCGGTGCAGCGCTGGGCAGCTTCACCAATGACGGACACAATCCGGCAATGGAGGCAATGAAGAATCTAGCCCGTTCTGATATTGAGGCCCAGCGGCAACAGTACCAGCATGGGAGAGACAGGATCGGGGATGCTAAGAGCCTCTACGGTATGGCCATGGAGGCAACGGGCAATCACGATCAAGCGATGCAGCTGGCTGAGAAATGGCATGTGCAGGGTATGCTGTCTCAGGCCGATAGCATGGCAGCGTCTAGCGGCTCTCAGGTGGAGATCGCTAATGCTGCCATGCTGCGCTCTAAGCTTGCCCAAGAGAATGCCCAGGTAGGCCAGAAGCGCGTAGAGGCAGGCATCAAAAACAACACCTATGTACCGGCCCACATGGTCTACCCGGGTGGCGTACCAGGTGCACCTGGCTCCATGACTGATTGGGACGCTCAGGGCAAAATGAACAAGGAGCGGCATGCTGCTGGTCTTGATGCTCAGGAGGCCCGTATGGCTCGCTTGGATGAGTTGACCAAAGCGAATGGTGGGCAGGTCCCAGGGACGGATATGAAATCCCGTGTCCTCTGGAGCGTCGCACGTCAGACAGACGAACATGGACAGCCAACGATGGCAGCCCGTGTAGCCATGAGTCAGCTGAGCCCAGAGGCCGTGGAGGCTGACGGCATCCTCACGGGTGTGGGTGAGGGTCTCGCCAAAGCATCTGGTCAGCGTGGCACTGAGGCTATCCACCTCAACAAGGGGATCGTTACCGGCAATGGCTCACATGAGTCTGTCATGCGTGGAATCAATCACGCTCGCTCGGTCTTCCGGTCCGAAGAGAAGAACATCAACGGCTCACACCCAGTACAGCAAAGCCTCATAGGTGGCGTGAACAGGACGGTAGCCCCAGTGTCTACCCCGTTCCGTGGCGGCCAGCCTCAGGCAGCGCCTGAGGACGACGATTTGCCAGATGGCGCCACGCTGGTCAGAAAGTAAACGATGGCTGACGAAGATCTAGAGTACATCCGTACCAAGGGTGGCCAGATAGCCACAATACCGAAGGGCCCCAAGCTCCAGGCAGCTCTGGCCGGTGGTGCCACGTTTGCCAACTCCCATGAGATAGAGGCCAACCGTCCCCATACGTTTACGGAGAACTTGGTAGACCAGGCTGAGGAAAAGGGCGCTGGGTTCCTGGGTGTCGCCCGTGGGGCCTCCATGGGCCAGACGGACGAACTAGCGATAGCGCTGGGTGGAGAGCATGCACGCCAGTATCTAGAGCGACTCAAGAATGAGCACCCCTACATGTCCCTGGGTGGAGAGATCGAAGGGACGATCATTCCATCGCTCATGACCGGTGGTGCAGCTGGAGCGCCCACAGCCGCTAGAGCCGGTGCGATGGCTGAGAGCCTTGCACCGAAGGTCATGGAGGCAGCTCCAGGGCTGGCCAAGGTTGCGGCCCCTGTCGTGGATGCAGCCGGGGAGGCGTTCGGGGGGGGACGGCTTACCAAGATCGCTGACACGCTAGCTACCGCTTCTCAGAGCACCACCCCCGAGGAAATCAAGGGAGCACGGTGGCTAGAGGAGATGCTCGGCAAGGCCGGTAAGGGGTCTGCCGGTACCGTGGATGAGGCAGCCAGCAAAGGCGCTCAAGAGGCCCTGGAGGCAACCAACCCTCAGGGGTCCGCACGTCGTGCCCAGGCAGCCCAGCAAGCCCTAGAAGCGACCAATCCGCAAGGATCGGCCAGACGTGCCCAGGCAGCCCAAGAGGCTGCTGAGGGGCTGGAGCGTGGCACCAATCCCGGCATAGGTGAGCGGCCCAATCTTCCCGGTGGGCCTGTGGACATGTCACCCGGTGAGCCCACGATGTCTGGCCTGGGAGAGCCACCCCCGAGGGTCACAGAGCCAGTAGCGCCCATGGAGCCCCTGGAGGCCACCAAGCCTGGGATGCGTCCACAGCTCCCAGCTGAGCCCACCACCCTACCGGGTATCGGGCCTGAGCCCGTTGGTGGTGCTGCACCTCCAGGAGCTGCACCCGGCGTAGGAGAGTCTACGGTCAAGATGCCTGGCCTGGGTAACCAGGCCAGGCAAGTAACCCCGCGTATGCCCTCCTTGGGTGAGGCATTGGGCCAGGAGATCCTAGGTAACACTGGGGTAGGTAAAGCGGCTGGTGTCGCTAAGGGTGCACCGGGTTGGGCTAATGCAATACCCGCCAACATCGTTGGGCATCTGGGAGAGGGCGTAGAGTCAGGTGTCCTCAAGATGCTTGGCCCTGAGGCTAAGACCACCCTGGGCAAGATGGCCCAAAAGGGCCTGGCCGGTGGTGCCAGGGGTGCCGTGGAGGGTGGTATCTACAGCAGTATAGACCAGCTGAATGAGGATCGCCTAGGTGGTCATGAGACCAACGGCGAAAAGATGCTTGCGGCTGTAGGACACGGGATGCTGCTGGGTGGCATCACTGGAGGTGCCCTGTCATCCGGTGGTGTGCTGACCCGCAAGATTGCAGGGGAGGCCTCCATAGGCCTCAGGAAGATCGCTGGAGAGCAGGCCTTTAGGGCGCTTGATCCACGTAAGGCTTTCACGAAATCAGCAGAGAGGATCCCTGGAGGCTCTAGCGCGATCGGTCAATTCCTGATTGACCTGAAACTAGTACGAGGTGGCGATAACCTGGAGGCAGCTGCACCCAGGATCCTGGAGGCGAAAGACCAGGCTGGCAAGTTCTTGGGGACGCTACTGGACAATGCCGATCGTGGAGGCATTGCGGGGCCAGAGCTGCACCGGATCCTAAAGGGCATGGAGGAGCCCATGGCCCGGCTGGAGAAGCTACCCAGCATGAACCAAGGGGCAATCAGTCGCCTCAATGGTCTCCAGGCAGATTTGGCACTAGCGGCTAAGGAGGGCCGTCTAGGGTTCCGTCAGGCTCAGGAGCTGAGGGGCCGGATCGATGATGCGATCCGATGGAACACAAATCCCATGAGCCCCGTAAATGAGCTTACCGAGGGGCTCAAGGGTGCACGTCGTGCGATAGAAGACGAACTAGAGCGGGCTATGGACCACGTCCCTGGGGGTGGTGCTGAGTACAAGGAGGCCAAGCTAGCGTATCGGAAACTCAAGGTTGCATCTGATGCCGCTGAGGACGCACTAGAGCGCAAGATCTCCAACCGGAAGGCCTCCCCTACTGACTATGCCGCTGCAATGATTGGCGCTGCCACTGGTCACGGGCTCCTGGGTATCGCGGCTGGAGTAGCGCACCACATAATCAAGGATCGCGGAAACGCTACAGCGGCTGTATTGGCTGATAAGCTCGCCTCCTACGGGGCAGTAGAGCAGGCAGCCGCAAGGGTTGACCGTCAGATCACCAGAGGTGTCGACAACATCTTTGGGGAGGGCCGTGCAGCCGCTACTACCCGTGAAAAGCTCATGGGGGGTGACCATGAGGCCAGGGCCCTTGCAGTAGCAAAAGCTGTTACCGGGTCAGGGGACCACGTTGCAGCGGTACAGTCTGCCATCAGCCCCATAGCTGCCCATGCACCCAATACCGCTGGGGCATTCACGAGGGCCGCTATCCGTGTAACTACATACCTGGCTCACCTGATACCCCAGCGTGAGGCAAAGCCTAGCCTGACCCCTCACCTGGAAAAGGTGGATTGGTCGGACAGTGAGCGGGCCAAGTTTACCCGGGCCGTAGATATTGCCCATGATCCTATCAGCATCCTGGGCAGCCTGGAGGACGGCTCCATAACGCCTGACCAGGTCTCAGCGATGCGGAGCATGTACCCTGAGCTTTACGCCCAAATGTGTGACGAACTGGCCAACAAGCTAGCGGCTCAAAAGACGGCCCTCCCAGCCGGGAAGCGGATGGCCCTGGCTCAGTTTCTAGGGGATCCGGCCCTGGCAGGGCCATCACTTGAGCCCATGTTCATCCAGGCGATGCAAGCCAATTACCCCACTGAGCACGGGCTACCCGTGGGCAAGCAACCCAAGGGTAAGGGCCATAAGGCCAAGACCCCCAAGGAATCTGATTTTGAGTTCATATCGAATGAGCGCCTCACGGGCCTAGACGATACAGATCACGATGACTAGCCGTCCTTAAAGCTCTTGTGATCCCTCCTAACCGAGGTCCTCACTATGTATGATCCGTCCCGTAAGTTTCAAAACGTCAGCCCACCTAGAGCCGGATCGGGTGTTGGCTCATTGGCCGTACTGGCTACGTCAGCGGTAGCGGCTGCCCTGAGCTTGGCCAGCCTTGGTACCCAGGTGGCTAACATCTCCAGCGCTGCTACCAGCCAGGGAACCCAGGGCGCTGTAGGCCAGTACATTACGATCAAGGCCGTCACTACAGACTGCGGCATTGTTTTTGGCAGCACGCTAGCCAGCGTGACAGGCGGTAACGTCCCCGTACTGGCTACGTCAGGCACCCTGACATCTAACGCCTACACGGTTGCGGCTGGCACTTGTTACCGCGTCCTGGCAGGCCAGGAGGTGCGTTACCTTTTACAGCCGGGTGTGGATCTCTTCCTTGGCTTTGTCTCTACAGGCGCTGGGCAGATTGAGATCTTCCAGTCCAACCCCACAGGGGCCTGAGCGTGGCTACCCCCCAGGATATCTATCTTGATCAGGGTGCTGACTACACGTCAGACACTTTTGCTTGGTTGGACTCAGCTGGAGCGGCCGTAAACCTCACGGGCGCTACAGCGACCATGACCGTAAAGGCCCGTGTCTCTGATGCCTCAGCGCCTGCTCTAGTGAGCCTCACAGACGGTGCAGGTATCACGCTGGGTGGTGTGCTCGGTACGGTGGTGTTTGCCATCCCGGCTGCCACCACAGCAACGATCCCCCAGGGGACCTACTTCTACAATCTCATGGTCACGTCCGGTGGTGTGACGGTCATGCTGCTTAGCGGCTCTGTCTTGGTGAGGGGGATGGTATGACCCCTGACACTGAGGCCAGGAGAAGGGCCAGGCAAAACTACCGCAACAAGCGTAAGGCGCTAGGCCTCCCTGGAGATGATCCCCAGAGGGAGCATCGGTATCGGATCGCCAAAAAGTTTGGCCTTAGTCCTGAGGACTATCAGCGCATGCTGGTAGAACAAAACGGCGTATGTGCCATTTGCCGCCAACCTGAAACCGCGAGACGCTACGGCAAAGTTAAGAACCTGGCGGTAGACCACTGTCATGCAACCAAGGCGATCAGGGGGCTTTTGTGCAGCCGATGCAACACAGCGATCGGCTCCCTCAAGGACAACCCTGCTACCGCGAGGGCAGCCGCTGACTACCTGGAGCGGGCCTCCACGTGACGATCATCATCCGCAAGCCAGCGGCTCTGACGCACAAGATCGGTAAGCCAGCCGCTAAGACGATCACCGTCAAGGGTGGGCCTCACTTTGCTGGCCTCCTGCCCCCCACCCTCACGAGTCTCAGCTTTTCTTTGGGTGACATCTCGGGTGGAGGTCAGGCCATCGTGGGCACTGGTACTAACCTCCTGAGTGCAACCGCCGTCACGATCGGTGGCAACGCTGTTAGCCCGTCCTCCACTACATCCACCACCGTTACCTTTATTCTCCCAGCTCATGCCGCTGGGGCTGTGACGGCCAGCGTCACTACACCTGGGGGGACTAGTGGCACCCAGCCGTTTAATTATTGGAGCCCAGCTCAGATAGCGGGTGTGCAGGCCTACTTGGACTCAGGCAAGGGGGTTACAGGCAGCCCCGTTAGCAATTGGCTGGACCAATCCTCTAGCGCTTTTGCGTTTGCGCCGTTTGCGGGAAATGTGACGGTAGTGGCTAGCCAATTCGGGTCCCTCCCGTCTCTGAGATTTGACGGGCTTTCCGCTCTGTATAACACGGCTGGACTACACTATTTCACTACCGCTTGTTCGTTCTTTTGGGTGGGCAAGTGGACCAATAACAAGAGCGTAGCTACCGGCTCCTACGAGGTCCCTCAGAGCTTGTTCGGCGACAGTGCCGGGTATGGTCCCGGGCCCGGTGGTAGCGGCTCTCAGATCTCCCTGTACGGCTACGCCATTGAGGTGGACGCTGGCTCTGGATTTAACGACGGCAACCCCCATCTAGTAGGCTGGACATTTAGCGACACGAACACAGCCACGGCGTACCAGGGCAACGTGCAACAGGGTGCACCTCAGACGGCCAATTTCTATACGGGTCTCTCTGGCTGGTACACGATCGGCTGTGGATACTCGGGTGCTACCCCGGGCCAGGATGCGTGGATCGGGGACCTAGGTGCTGTGGTGGTCACGACCAACACGATGGGCAGCACTGACATGGGCTTGCTCACCCAGTGGGCACAGCAGCGCTTTGGGGTCGTGTGATGCGGCTGGCCGATGAGGAGCGCCTGGAAGCACTGGAGGCCCGGCTAGCGGCCCTGGAGGGCCGGAAGCCCCAGGGCCTCCTGGGCTCGCTCCGTAGCAGCAACGTCTGGCCGTTGATCTTGATCGTGGTCGACGCGATCGTGCAAGCGCTGGCTCCAGCCAAGCCCAAGGATCCCACGGTGCAGCCGTGACCCGTGGTGCTCTCGTGCATGTGCCAACCTACGTGGCCTTCTTCAGACTCGCGGGACGTTGGGATCCTGAGCACGAGCCGTTGCATGCTCGCCTCCAGGAGCTGCACGACGTAGGGACCCACTACGTGAGGATCACGTGGCGAGGGGCCGAAGGGGCCCGGACGTGGACGGTGGTTCCCAGCCCGTATGAGAAGCATCCAGGCGACGGTTACAAGATCCTGGAGACCGGGGAGATCCGGCAGAAGCTCTAGATCCCCTGGGTTTCTCTGATGTGCGGAAAGTATGGAGCATCGGCATGCTCTGTGATTTACTCACTGGATGGTCACCAAGAAAACCGGGAAGACAGCCGTCGTTTATTGCCGCGTAAGCGGCAAGGGTCAGAAGGACGCTGACACGATCGAGGCACAGCGCACGACGTGCAAACAGTACGTGGAACAGTACGGCGTGACCCTCATCCCGTACGGCCCGAAGGGTGACGGGTGGATCATGGACGATGGGATCTCGGGGTCACTCCTGGAGGGCCGATCGTTTAAGAAATTCGTGGAGGACCTCTGGGCCCGAAAGATCCACGTGGACTACCTGATCGTGTCCAACATGAACCGGCTCTCACGGCACGACAAGACCAGCAAGGATCGGGACAAGGTCAGACAGTCAGCACGTGACCAGGCAGACATCATGGCCTGCCTGAACGTCAACAAGGTGCAGATCATCGATCACAGCGGCATCAACGATCCGGCATCCGTGGTCACCGAGATCAAGCAAACGCTGGCAGGAGAAGAGTACGCGGACATCCGGCGCAAGACCATGAACGGGAAGGCCCGTGTGCTGGCCAACGGAGCGTATGCGACCGGTGGCCCTGTGCCGTACGGCTACAAGCGGGTCCCCATCAACGGGGTCAACAACAAGCAAGGCACCACCCTAGCGATCGATCCTGTGAACGGGGATCGGTTCATTCAAATCATGCGCTGGTATGTGGAGGGTGGACTAGCGCACGCTGCCAGGCAGGCCACCAAGGCAGGCTGGCCGGGTCCGAAGGGAGGGCCGGAATGGTTCCCCAGTGCGCTGCAACACACGCTCAACAAGATCAAGGTCTACCTGGGTGAGGCTACCCTCACGGTGCAGGGCACTCCCTACACGGTCCAGTATCCGGCTCTCCTGGACACCAAGCTGTATAGCGCGATCGTGCGACGTCAGAAGGAACGCACGCTCAAACACCGGACCACCCTACTGAGCACCGGCTATGTGGATTGCATGTGTGGTCACCATGTGCACGGCCACCGGGGAGCCGCTACCGATCAGATGCCTATGAAGATCATCTGTGGGAACCTGGAGGGGGGCCGCTGTGGCTCCATCCCTGATACTGTGTTTTCAAAAGCCCTGTGGGAACTAGTGGTAGCTCGCCTCATCCAGATCAAGGAGCATGAGCGCATCGCATCGAACGGCAAGGATCCGTATGGGCCTCAGCTGACAGCAGCAAAGGCCAGGCTCACCAAGGTGCAAGACTCGCTAGAGCGTCTGGTGTCTCTGTACGCTGAGGGTGAGATCGATAAGGCAGCTCTGACCAAATCGAACGAGAAACTACGAAACGAGAAAGCAGCCGCACAAGTGGAAGTAGACCGCTTGGAATCAGCGAGGGCCCAGCATGCTCAGAGGCTCTCTGGTGAGCGGTCTGTACAGAGCAAGGTCCAGGAGACGCTAGCCCGTCTACGTGAGGGCCACGTGCCTCTAGAGGGCAAGCGCCAGATACTCTCTGACTTGCTGCAAGGTGAGCGAGCCGTCATCCAGTTCCATGGCCCTAAGGGTGCCTATTGGGTGACCATCACCCTTCCCGCTTTTGGGTCACTGGCCCCAGTGACCATCAAGTCAAACCAAGACATCTGCACCCAGATGCACGGGGTCAGCCGTCAGACCCTGGAAGCGATTTACTCAGTGGATGATGAGGTCTCACTGGGGTGAGCCACACAGTGGGCATACCAGCGGCCCTCACGGTCCCGTGACGTGGTCATGCTCGCTGGGAATAGCCAGGCCCCTGAGCCTCCATTTCGCGTACGCCGTGCGCATCGCGACGACGCGTACGTCGAGCCCGGCGTCGCGCCACGCGTCGCGCGCGAAACGGATCTCGGCCACCTGCGTGAGCGGCTTGTCGTCGGCGTCGACCTCGACGGTCCCGTCCACTTCGCGTGCAGCGCGACGCGTCGCGGCGTACGCGAAATCCAGGCTGAGTCAGCCTTGCCGGGGCTGGGGTGGGTCGCGTGAGCTCGCGCGCGATCGCCTGCACCGCGATGCCCTCGCGGCGGCGCCTCACCGCGTACGCGATCAACCGCGCCTTCAACCCCGGCCCCGACCGGCGACCCGCGACCGCAGCTCTCGGCGCAGTGACGCCAGCGTGACTTCTCCGTGCTCCATCCACGCGTGGCTACCCGCTCGTCGAGATCACGTCACGACGGGGCACCGCGAGAAC